ATCCACCCTAAAATACCAAATTAAATACCAAAAAAGAAAGCATATTGAACCAGTTGTCAAAGAATATTTGATAACAGAGCTTTTACTCACTCAATCCATCCACCGCCTCCCCCCAAGCCTGCCATTCTGCCAACTTGTCGCGCTGCCTATCCGCTATTTCAGCCATTGCTGCATAGCGTTTGCCGCACTCTCCGAGTAAAACCCAGCCTTGGGCAGCGTTTGCATCGGCGGATGGGCGGGCGGTTTGGGGCAAGTTTTTAACACTTCCGCCTTGATTTGCTTGAGCGGCGACACGTTGCTGCAAGCGGTCAAGCTCGCGGCGCAAAGTAAGATTAGCGTTTTTCGCATCTTGTTTCTCCTGTTCAATGGTTTGCAATTTCGCCGCGTAGATTTGCGCAGCTTGCTGTTCGGTTTGGCGCACGGCGTTTATCCGCGCGTTTTCGGCTGTCAACGCCTGCCGCTCATAGTGGTTTTTCGCCTCGTTGTAGCCTTTGGCGCGCCAAATTTGCAAGGCGTGGTATTCGGCAAACACAAGCGCAGCGATGATGCCAGCGTAGAGTAGATATTTATTCATGCACTCCCCTAACACAACTCAAAATGCGGTCCATCCATAAACGCCTTTTTCCCCGCTGCTCGCCGCGTTGCCGCATAATCCGCCACCAACTCTTGCGCTGGCTTCGTGCTATCGTTCAAACACCCCCAGCAGCCGCCCCAGCGCACGCGCACGCCCAATTCCTTAGCGGCGGTTCGCATGGCTTCGGCGATGGGGTAAAAATGCCCCCAATGCCAGCTAATTTCCGATGTGCCGTTGCCGTCAAAATCGCCCCACGGCACCAAATCCACCGCATGCCCAAAGCCATCCGCCTGCTTCAAATGCTTACTGTTGAGTGTTTGCGAAGCGCCCGAAGCCACCAAGCGGCGCTGGCGCTCCAAAGTGCGCAAGCCTTCGTTCACGGCAAAATCCATGCTGGAAAGCTCAATCGCGCGGCGCACCACGCGCACCAAATCGGGATGCACGCCAATAAGGCGTTGCTGGCTTGTATTGCCTAGTTGATAGCTCATAGTTCACTCCATAAAAAAACGCGCCACATGGGCACAAAAAAAGCTGCTCAAAGGCAGCTACTTAAACAAAGCAATGATTTCAGGCAGCCGCCATAAAACCAATGCCATACCAATTAAAAAACTGATTACAATAAATCGCCAAGCCGATAGTTTTTCCATTTTCTCTACCCCTTTCAGGAAAAGTTCTATATAATCTTTCATGTAAATCCTTTCTATTTGATTCTCCGCAAGAGTTGAATACAAAAACCCCTGCAAAGTTCCAGCTTTGCAGGGGGTTGTTTTTTTGGATTTTCAGGCTGCCTTTCTCATCCTCCGCTGCATCTGCCAAATCTTCCACGTCTGCGCCATAAAATACGCCGCCACGCCCAGCCGAAACAGCACCGCTTCCATCGGCATTTGCTCCTGCCGCGCCACAATTGCCACCGCGCTGCCCACCAGCACCAAGTGCGCCCAAAACTCCAAATCATGCCACTTCCACGTTCGCCCACCCAAACGACACGCGCAATAAACAAAAATAATCATGCCGCAAAGCATATCCAAATACTCGTTCATTGACCGTCTCCTTTTTTAAAGATTTTCTGCAACCAAGCTTCTGCGATCACCGTCAATTTCGGCAAAAACCATTGCCACGTTGCCCCAATTGCAAACGGCACAAACGCCTGCAACAGCCCAGAATCCCTTAAATGCAAATAATTTGCCCCCACTTCCACCAATAAAGGCGACATCGTGCCTGCCAACATCATGCTGGCAATTAAGCCCGAAACTGCCTGCCGCCGTCCGCTCGGCTCGCTGCGTCCAAGTGCCACCGCGCCGCCGACTGCGCCCAAAACAAGGGCTTCAATCGGCATCCCAAAAAACGTCCCCGCAATGCCGATTGCGCTGATATTGACCGCTGCGGCGGCGTTGATTGTGTTTACTGGCATCACAACTCCTTTCTGCCATTTATCCAAATAAAAAGGCAGCCTGAAATGGCTGCCGAGAATGGTTGGAAACAGCTTAACGCTGCGCTGCCAACTGTTTCTGCAATTCCGCCACAAACGCCGTCTTCACTTGCTCCACAATGGCTTTATCGCGCTCGCCAAGCTGGCTGCTGATACCGCTTAAATCAATGTTGCCTACATCAATCTTGGGCGCATCGGGCAACTTAATTTCTACCTTTTCAGGCTGCCTTTGAGCGGCTTTCTCGGCTTCTTGCTCTTGCTGTTTCTGTTTTTTCAAGCGATAGATTTGCTCCATTGCTGCCAAGCTGGCGTTGTAGTCGTTTACCGCTTGGCTGTTGCCTGCGTCGGCGGCAGTTTGGCGGGCAGCGCGTAGCTTGGCAAGTTTTTGCTGCTGCTCCATCTCTGCCGTGTCTTTGCCTTGCGCTTGCAACAGTTCTTTTTCTATTTCCGCGCGCGTGCTGGCGGCTTCATCGCCCAACGCCTGCATTTTTTGCCGCGCATCGTCAATCGCGGCGCGCAAATTATCCAGCGTTTGCTTATCCAGCTTCTCCGCATTGCTGGCGGCTAAGCTTTCGGCAGCGGCAAGGTTGGCAGCAATACCCACGCCGCTTTGGGTAGCGGCGTTTAAATCGGCAATCGCGCGGCGGGTTTGGTCGTAGCCGCGCCACATTCCTTGCACATAGTTCGCCCACGCGCCCGACATGATTTTGGCGGTGTTCTGCATACTGGTGGCGATGGAATATGCGCCGTTTGGATTGTTTACCTGTTGCCAATAGTTCTGCACCACTTTGCCCATTTCGGACACTTGGCGCGTGGTCGCTTGTATGCTTTTGCTGGTTTTTTCTGCCGTTTGCGCGGTTTCGCTCCCCGCTTGACTTGCTGTGTGGCTTACTTTCTCCTGCGCCTGCGCTTGCGTGTCCAGCGCGGCAGTCGCTTTTTTCGCCGCTTCCACCGTTGCCTTGCCTGTTTCGTCCACCGCAACTGTATAGCCATAAGCGGCGGCGGTGGCTTTTGCCCATGCCATTTGCTGCGCATCGCCGCTGTTTGCCATCGCCTGCGCGGTTTTTTCCACCGCCTTATTCATTTCGGCGGCGGATATTTTGCCTTGCTGATACGCTACTTTTGCGCGTTCAAAGGCTTGCTGCATCTCGCGGGCAGAAAGTGCCATCGCTTCCTTGCTTTGCACGCCCAATTTTTTCAGCGCGGCAGCGGTGGGGTCAATTTCGCCGCGCAATTCTTGCAAGCGCAAATCGGCGGCTAAAATGCCGTCTTCCACATCGCGCATCGCCAGCTTGCCCGCCTTGCCCAGTTCGCTGTATTTGGCTTTGATGGCGGCAATGTCTTGCTCGTTTGCCGCGTTTTTCAGGCTGCCTGCAAGGGCTTGCCGTATCAACAACGCCGCATCCACGCTTTTTTGCTGCAACACATCAAAGCTATCCGATAGCTTTTGCACATTTTCCAACGCGCCCGCCGTCGCCTTGCCCACCGCCGCCGTTGCCGCGCCCATATCCACGCCCAACTCCGATGCCGCAGCTTGCGCATCTTTGAACGATTTTTCTAGGGCTTTGGCTTTTTGCTCCGCTTCGCTCAAAGCGGCAGCGTGCTGCTGGGTTGCCTGCGTGGCGGTTTGCGTGCCATCGGCGATTTGCTCATAGGCTGCGCCCGCGCTGCGCCCTGTTTGCGCGATATTGTCCAGCGTCTTTGCCAACTGACTATCAAACGCCATCGCCTGCTCGTGCGCCTGCTGCAAGTTCTCATCCGCCGCTTGGCGCAACTCTGCGGCATAGGCTTTCAGGCTGTCTCCCGCTTCTTTGGCAAACAACCCCGTTAATTTGCCCAACCCTGCCGACAAGTCCGCAATAATGTTTTTTACCGCTGCGGCAAACACGTTAAACGCAATCTTAACCGCATCTACCCCATCCGAAATCGCCGCTACGGCAATCGCTACGCCATTTAACGCCCCTTGCAACAGCGTGATTTTCTGCTCGCCATCGCCCATCGCGCTAAACACATCGGAAACTGTATCGGATAGCGTGCCAAATACATCCACCACCGTGCCGCCGATTTGTTTCAATAGCCCGTAAACCTGCTGCAAACCATCGCGCAACTGCGCCCCATCGGCGGACTGCATCAACTCATGAAATTTGGTTTGCGCCACATCCAACGCCGCGCCAATGTCTTTAAACACCGCCACCGCCGCTTCGGTAACGCCGCCTTGCCCCACGCTCAACAAAAATTCGTTGTAACGGTTGGTCAATAGGTTAATCTGCCCCGTTAATGTTTTCACATTTTCGGCAGCCGTGGGCGCAAAGGCTTCCTGCATCGCCGCGCCAAATTTGGGCAAAAACTTCTCGGCAGAAATGCCGTTCGCCACCATCTTTTCCAACTCGGCGGTGGTAACGCCCATTGCCTTGGCGGCTAACGACATCGCAGGGGTTAAACGCTCGCCTAATTGCTGGCGCAACTCTTCCATGCTCACTTTGCCCTTGCCCGCAATTTGGCTTAACGCAAGGAATACACCATTGGCTTCATCCGCCGACAAGCCCATCGCCGCTACGGCATTGGCTACGCCGCTGAATACTTGCTGCGTTTCCTGCTGCGAGATATTCAGATTTTTTGCCGCCGCGGCAAGCTGGGCATAACCATTGGCTGCGCTGGTCATTTCCAAACCCAAGCGGTTCGCTTCTTGGCGCACAAATTCCAACTGCTCTTTGCCTTGTTCCAAGCCATCAAAAGCATAGGTAAAGCGCGTTTGAATGCTTTGCATTTGGCGCGTTGCTGCCAGCACTTCATGCGCCGCCTTGCCCAACGCGCGCCACGGATAACACCGCACCCGCCGCTTTCAAACCAATGCTGGCAATGGATTGCGACAAAATGCTCGGCTGCGACACGGGCAAATCGCGCACCCGCTGCCCCAAGTTGCCCACACCCAGCCCGCCCGCGCTGGCATTTTGACGCAAGCGTTCCAATTCGCGGTTAATTTGGTCAATCGCGCGGCTAAATTCCGCCGTTTGCGCCCGAAAGCGCATATTAAAATCAAGGTTTGCCATCGTTATGCTCACAAAAAAAGCAGCCTGAAACAGCTACTCCACTTCCAACTCCACTAAATCCAACTGCGGCGCGGCTTCTAAAATCTCCCCCGTGCTGCGCTCATAAAACACGCTGTCGCCCACCTTGTAGCCCGCCCCGCGCAGGCGCACGGGATTGCCTGCCGCCGTCTGCGCCGCATAGCCTGTGCCGTCCTGCGCGGTAATCTTGGCAACGGCGCGGGTTTGGCGTTTGAAGATGCTGTCAAATTGTTGCAATAGGTTCATGTTGTGTCCTTTTTAAGGCTGCCTTTTACTCACCCAAATACCGCCACACGCCCACACTTTGCATGATTTTGGGCGCGTCGTTTTCCATGCTCACAGTTATGCTCACACTGTCCACCAGCCCCAGCCATGCGCCGCTTGTTTCGGTTACTTGCCAAATCTCGCCCAGTTGCGCGATGCCCAACGCGTATTTTTCCATCACGGGCAGTTCTATCTGCTCGGTTTTGCTCGCCCCCGTGTCGCCCAAGGCGGCGATGCCCGCGGCAAGGCAAGGCTCATCTGCGGTATAAAGCGCGTGGCTTAACGCGGAAGCCTCGGGGCTGCCTGCGCTGGCTTTGCGGATAATCTTGCGGAATACGCCCTTATTATGCGTGGCGGAGACAAACACGCCGTAGCATTGGGTGGAAATCTGCTTTTGTCCGCTGATTTGGGTAATCACGCTGGCGGGAACGGAAACATCGGGCGTGCTGCTGTTCAACTGCCATGCGGCAACCTTGAAGCGTGGTTTCAGGTGTAGGATGCGCTCGCTGGGGTCGCTGTACACAAATCCGCCTGCTGCTTGGGCAATATCCGCCAACACGGCAATCGGGGTTTTATCCGCCAAGCTATACACGCTGGCGGGCACGCGCCAGTCGGGAATCGCCCATGTGCCAATGCGAAAGCCAGTGTTTTCCAGCACGCTGTCGGCGATTTGGCGGGCGTAAAGCTCTTGGCGGATGCATGCCCTGTTTCAGTTGCGCGTAGTCCGCGCCCAGCCGTGCCGTTTGGCTGCGCCCACTAACGGTGTAGCTGCGGCGGGCAAAGGCGCGGTTATCGCGGTAGCTTTCGGCGATAAAGGCAAACGTGTTTGCATTGATTTTGAGCGTTACCAGCGGTTCTTTGCCTTGGTCGTACTGCGCCAGATTGAGCGCGGCGAAATCGTCGGGCGAGAGTTCCACTTCGCACGTCCAGTAATAGCCTTGTCGGTCATGCGATATGGCGATACTGATGGGGTTGAGTTTCAGGCTGCCTGCATAGGCTTGGATTTTATTGAGCATAATGTAGCTGTCCAGATTGGGGATGACGGCGCGGGCGCGGCGGCAGGCAAAGGGGAAGGGCAACATCCGCGATGCACTACGCGCCGCACGCGGTCTATCCAGCGCAAACGGAATGCGCCGCGCATCCAAACGGTTACAACGCTTGGGCAAAGGCGGTGGCGGCTCGGGCGTTTCTATCGTGTACCACTCGCAAGGTATGGGGATGGCGGTGGCTGTTTTGAGCGCAAGGCAGCCTGAAACCGCCTTGCCGCTGTAATCCGCCCTGTTGCAGCGTCCCAAAAATTCCGTGCGTGTTGTAAACGTTTGGGTGCAGCTTTTCAGGCTGCCGATGCCGCTTTGCCATGCCGCCGCGCAGTTTTCTAGCCAAACCGCATGATTGCTTTGCCCGCTTTGGCATACCGTTATCCGTTGCACACGCAAGCTGTGGCTGGCGTAGCAGTTCGCCAAATCATCCGCCGTGCCGTAGCGCAGGCTTTGGCTGTGGCTTAACCGCAGCACGCCTGCCCCTTTGAGCGCAAGGCAGCCTGAAAGCGGGTTCACTTCGCCCCATGCCACATCCCAATCCGCCGCAGCAAACCGCCCACGCTGCGCCACACTTAGGCAGCCTGAAACCGCTTTATTACCCTGCCATGCCACGCCCACGCACAACGCAGGCTTGGCGCGTTTGGGTTTAGGCGGCGGATTAGGCGATGGATTGGGCTGGGGGTTGGGTGGACTAGACGCGCCCAAGGCAAAAGCCAAATGCCGCGCATCCCACGCGCCGCGCAGAATGTGTAAATTCATTTCAGGCTGCCTTGTTAATCGGTATAGGGCTTAATCATGTCGTAGGCAATCGGCTCATATTTGCCATCGTAGTTATCCGCCGCCATCACCAAATAGCGCAGTTCGGTGTTCAGGTTGTCAAAGCGGTAATTGCCGTTTTTATCGCTCCAAGTATCGGCAATGATGCGCAGGTTGTTTACTTCGCGCAAAAACAGCCACACATGCCGCTCGGCAGGCTGCCCCAACACAGTAACAATGCCCACATCCTCGCCCGCGATATAACCCTTGCCCATCAACTCCCCGCGCGAAATACGCCAGCGGCGGGCAAATACCGTGCCTTTTTTTACCCCGCGCGAGAGGCGTAAACCTTGCGATAAGCGAATGTTCATGGCGTTACCATTGGGTTGCGTTGATTAAAAAATGCTGGTTGATCGCGCTGCTGAATTTCAGCCACACATCGTTATCGCCATCCAGCTCAATAGGCGTGCCCTCGACGACTTTGCTCATATCATTCAGCACGCCCAGCATGCCCGAAAGCGTGGCAACCGCCACATATTGCGATGATTGGCTCTCCACCACATGCACCGCATCAGCGACTAAACCGCTGGTTACAGGGTCGGGGTAAACCGGGCGATAGTTGCCTAAATCCGTGCTCATTAACAAGCGTGAAGCAATGGGACTGTTGTTGCTAATTGAGCGCGAGAGTATGCCGACGTTGCCATTACTATATTGCAACGAGTAAAACCGACTAGCACTACCCAAATATTCATAACCGCTAGAATTAGTCAGATATAGCGCAGTTTTATTGCTGCCCAAGCCCTGCACATCGCCAAAATAAAACATCATGCTGGTTTCGCTGCCATCCTGTTTAATCATCAAGATAAACGCCATGCCATGCCCAATCAGCCACCATTTCGGCTGCGCTTGATTGTTGATGTAGCCAAATTTGTCATAGCTGGCATTACTGGCTATGCCAATCCCAAAAAACCCCGTGCCCTGATTGATGGCAGTCATCTTTTGATACGGCTGCAAGGTGGCAAATTTCGGCTTGCTGTTGTCCACCAACAAACAAGGCTGGGTGGATTTCGGGTCGGTAGGCTTAAATACCGCCTTGTTGTCTTCTTCAAACGGCATTGCCCAGCCCAAAGGCTGCTTGTCGCCATAGCCTGTTACCAAGCAGGCTTTGAGTAGGGTTTTCAGGCTGCCTTGTGCGTTGGCAAGCTGCGGGGCATCGGTGTCGGTGGATTGGTAAAGGGTTACGGGGGTCATGGGGTGTCCTTTCATTAAGTCTCAATCGTATCGCCACGCAAACACACCGTCCAACCATCCTTATGCGTGCTGCGTTTGCCCGTGGGCTGTATCGCCCGCACAATCCACAGCGGAATGGGCGTGCCCGTGGTATTAAAGCGAATGCAGTTTTGCGCCGCCCAGCCGCCGCCAAATGCCGCCGCGGGCAGCCTGAAATAGGGCTTATTGGTGGCGGGGTTGATGGGCGCAAGGTCGCTTAAAATATCGCCTGTGGCAATCAAGCCCAAACTCTCGCCATACAGTTCAAATTGAGTGTTAGATGTGAATTTCAGCAACCATCGCTCGTTAATCGCGCCATCAGCGGTTATCGCAATCGGATAGTCTTTCACATTGGTTTTCGCCAGCATCGCATCGCCAATGCGCGTGTTTTGCCACACGCCCGTCCACGCTTTTTGCGAGAACGGCTCTGTGGCGCGTACCAGCAAATCGCCCGCCACCACCGCGCTGGAAACAAAGGTGCCATCCAGCGGAAAGTCCCGCGTGAGCGGGTTTTGCAGTTTCAGGCTGCCTGAAATGCTGCTTTCCACCACGCGGTTGTCTTCTTCCCAGAACTGCACGGCGGTCAAAGGCATCGTGTAGCCTTGCAAATCCAACGGCGTGCGCCAAGTGAGCGTGCCTGCGGTTAAATCGTAATCGTATTTTTCCGCATCTATATGCACGCCCGCTGCATCTTTCACGCACAAGCGGTCAAGGTTTTGCCTGTTCAATTGCACCGTCTGCCCAGCAGTAAACGCGCTGCCGATGTCTTGGCTAATGCTGTTGTGAATCACCACTAAACCGCCCGCGCGGAATATCGGCACTTTGCCGTCCAGCGGCAATCGGGTGGCATTGATGCCAATAATGCTGGAATCCAGCGGCACGGTGGACTGCGATACCGCGTTGTAGCGCAAGGCATCGGGCGCAATCGGCTCACTCGCTTCAATGCTAAAAAAGCCTGTTTCGCTATCCACCTTGCCTTTCAGGCTGCCTGCAAGCGTTTCATCTGCTTGGGCAACGCCCGTCAGCGTGTTGCCGCCCACTTCGGCATAGGCGGTAAACGACTGCGGCTTAATCGGCGCAATCGCCGTGCGCCCCACATAGCTTTGCACTTCGTGCGTGCCGTTTACCATCACGCCTTGCAACACCTTAATCACCGCGTTTTTATCCAACGCCAAAGCGTTAATCGTCGCCTTGCCCGCCACGCTTAAACTGCCCACCGCCTCGCCCGCGCCTGTGCTGGCATTCCAGTTGCGGTACAACGTGCCATTGCGCTCAATAATGCGCTCGCCGTTCACTTCAAACAGCCAACTGTTAAACAACACCGCGCGAGGGTAGGCTTTGCCGTTCAGCACATCATAGGTTTGCAGCCCCGTGGCAAGGGTTTGGCTCACTTCGCGCACATCGGCACTGGTAATACTGGCGACGCGCGCCGAAGCAGCGGTGATGTGCACATCCTGCGTGGTTTTGTATTGCAACGCCACGCCCGTGCTACTGGCATCGCGCGTGATTTGGTAATTGCTGTATTGCGGCTGTTTCAGGCTGCCTAACAGCGTAACCGCATCTATTACCACCGCGCCTGTGCCATAGTCCACGCTGCCGCCGATGCTGCGGCTGCCGTACAGCAAACCGCCCGCGCCGTTGTCGGTCAAAACCAGCGCAAAATCATCATCGTTGCTGGCGGATTGGGTGTAGTTTCTTGCCATGACTGTCCTTTCTTATTTGCCCGCCGTGTTGAGCAGATTGAGCTTGGGCGTATAGCCCGTTGCCGTGGTGCGCGTGAGCTTGAGCGCGATTTTCAGGCTGCCTTTTTGCAGCGGCTCGGCAACTAGGCTTAACTGATTGCTGCCGCCTGCCACCGCCACGCTTACTGCGCGATTGTTTGCCACGCTGCTGTACTGCTGCGCCGTCAATTGCACCGTGGCGGCGGTTAAGCCTACGGGGCGGATTTCGCCGCTGGCATAGTTCACTTTACCCGTGATGCTGCCCGTTAAATTGCCCTTGCCATCGTCTTTTGCGCTGCCGCCCGCCCATGTTAGCTTGATGCTGTTGGGTTTCAGATTGGGCAACGGCGTTTCGGGCAGTACCAGTTCCGCATTCAGCGTTTCGGGCGCAATCACGCTGCCCGCATCGTGTTCGTTCAGCGTTTGATAGTAATCGCGCGGAATCCAGCTAATCACAATTTGGCTGGGGCTATCGGGCAGCGCAGGCAGGCTGATTAACGCGCTGCCGCCATCGGTGATGCTGCCGCGCACTTCGCCGTTGTCATCGCGCAGGCTGTAATCGCCATAATCGGTGAGCACGTACCACGCCTTGCCGCTGCGATAGGACACCTGCACGCTGCCGCGGGCGGGACGCGGACGCAACAGCGGCGCCCATTCCCTGCCCACATTGGTATCGTTCACATTGATATACGCCGAATAGGCATAGTTGCGCACCTGCACCGCAGGAATAGCCGACACGGTAACGTTGCCTGAAATATTGGTCAGCACGCCGTTGGCATAATCCACATTGATGATGCTGTCGCCGTTTTTCAGGCTGCCTTGTCCGTCGTCGATGTAGCCTGCAATCTGCACGCTAGTGGGCAACACAGGCGTTTCCAAATACAGCTTATTGCCCGATACCCAGCCACTAAACAGCGTGCGCCGTGGCGCGGTTTCAATCCACATTGTGCGCCCTTGCGCCCAATCATCCGCAATCGCCGTTTCCACGGTAGAAACGGGCACCAGTTGCGCGTAAATACTCGCCACTTTTACCGCCGCATCGCCTTTTTTCGGCGGCAGGGCAACAGGGGCGATGCCGTAATAGCTCGCGCTGTCGGCAATCTGCGTTTGCATCCACCCGCGCCTTGGGCGCAGCTTTGTAGCGGCTTGCGTCTTCCATGCCTTCAAAGTCGCGCTCCAAAGGCTGGCTAATCGTCATGCTCACCACGCGGCGCACAAACTCGCCCTTGTCGTCTTCAAAGGTGCGCAACTCGCTGGACAGGCTTGCGATGCGGATAAACTCGTACACTTCATTGCCGTCAATGATTAAGCGCAGCGCAAACACATCGCCCACCACGGGCAGCGGCGCGGTCTGCTGCTGATACGCTTCCACCAAACGGCTGCCCTTGCGCTGTTTGCCCAACAGCGTCATGCGGCTTTCGGTGGTGGCGGTGCGGTAGCTTTCCATGCGCTCCATAATCGACGCACGCTCCTGCCCGTAATAATCGCCTTTCACCAACAACACCGACACATTCTCCGCCGCAGGCGGCTGGCTAATCATCACATTCGCCCCCAGTAGCGTGGACGTATCGGCAACCAGCACGGCGGGATAAACCAGCCGCGCATCAAAGCCGCCCAGCGTGGTGTCCAAGGGGGACACAGGGGTAAACAGCTCGTTGTCGGCACCGGTGAGCGGGTCGCGCACCATCAGCCCGCCGCCGCTGTCGCTGTCGGTCAGGTCTTCGGTCGGATAAAACTGGAGATTTTGCTTGGTCAGTTCGGTGTGGCGTTGGGTCATGTGTAACTCCGTTACAAATAAGATTTAAGCGGCGGTTAAAGCGTCATCAGGCGGATTTCGGCGTGGTACCAATCGCTGTCTTCATCATTCGTCCACCACACCGGCGATACCGAGAGCGCCTGATCGTGATTGCGGAAGATGACGTTGTACTTGCCGCCGTGGTAGTCGAGCGTCAGTTCCAGCTCCGGCACCGCCGCCCAGTCGTGCAGGGTGGCAAGCGTCTCGCGCCTGAGCCAGTTGTGGTCATCCTCACCGCCGAGTGTCACCGGACGCCCGGCGAGTTTGCTCCCCTGCTGCACGATGACCGCGCCGCCGAGGCTGTATTGCGGCGAGGCTTGTGCCAGCGGCGACCAGTCATGCTCATCCGTCCAGCGCAGTTGGTCGGGGAGTTCGAGTTTTTCGTTGTTGTCTTTGCGGGTGAGGGTAATCATGGGTGTTCCTTGTTGGGCAAAGTTGTAGGGTGGGTCTTGACCCACCATTGGGGGACAGCCCTGGCGGGCTGCGGGGGGGGCAGGCCCCCCCCACCGC